CGCGTCGCCGTCGAGTCCGCCCTCGCCACCCTCGTCCCGGCCGGCGCCCAGACCCCGCCGCGCTGGCTGCGCGGCAGCCTGGTCAAGTTCGTCCAGGGACAGGTGTGGTGGATGGACGAATTTGAAGTTTGCCTGGTCGCATAGAGGAGAACCCATGCGCATCCGCCTGCTTGAACCGATCACCCTGCGCTCCGAGCCGCTCCCGGCCGGCGCCGAAATCGATGCCGACGACCTCACCGCCCGCCAGTTGATCGCCTCCGGCCACGCCGAGCCGGTCGCGGTCGACGTCAAGAAAACCCCGAAATCCACCGCCAAGGAGTAAGCCATGTCCAAGACCCTCGCCACCCGCATCAAGTTTTCCATCGCCAAGACCTACGCCTCGTCGGTATCCATGACCGCGCTCACCAACGCCGCCGAGGCGGTGGCCACGCTCGGCGCCGGCCACGGCGTCGTCGTCGGCGACTACCTCGAACTGACCTCCGGCTGGGGCCTGCTCAACGGCAAGGTCGTCCGCGCCAAGACCGTCGTCACCAACGACGTCACTCTCGAAGGCATCAACACCGTGAGCACGACGAAATTCCCGGCCGGCACCGGCATCGGCAGCATCCGCCGTATCACCGCCTGGGACCAGTTGTCGCAACTGAAGAACGTCTCCGCCTCCGGCGGCGACCAGCAGTTCGCCGACGCCACCTCGCTCGACGACGACGTCGAGGTCAAGATCCCGACCATCAAGTCGGCGCGCACGATGACCATCGAATTTTTCGACGACCCGACGCTGGCCTGGTACGCCACCGTCGCCGCCGCCTCCGATTCCGTCGTTCCCACGGCGGTGCTGATCCAGCCGCCGAACGGCTCGAAGATCCTCGGCAACGCCTACTGGGGCCTGATGAAAGAGCCGAACATCCAGAAAAACGAGGTGCTCATCTCGACCATCACGCTGACCATGAACGCGGAATCGACGCGCTACGCCAGCTAACCGTTTCGGGGCGGGCCGGGTCCCTCTCCCCCCCGCCCGCGCGCCGGCCTGACGCGCTGCCCGCCCCGATCCTTTTCAGGCCATCCGCAGGAGTCAGGCCATGTTCAAGATCGTTCCGAAGACCACCTTTTCCGCCGAGGTTGTTCTCAGCGTGCCGGGCGCTGCGCCGGCCGCCATCACCGTCGAATTCCGTCATCTGGCGAAAAGCGCCTTGCGCGATTTCTTCGCCGGCATCGAGGGCAAGACCGACGCCGAGGCGCTCGCCGCCATCGTCGCCGGCTGGTCCGGCGTCGATACGCCGTACAGCCCGGAGGCGCTGGCCACGCTGCTCGACAACTACCCGGCCGCTGCCGGCGAGTTGTTCGAGGCGTTCCGCGCCGAGTTGCTGGAGGCACGCAGAAAAAACTGATCGCCGTCGCCCGCTGCCTGACCGATGGCGGCGAGGAGGACGGCTTCAAGGGGCTTGGCCTCACCGACGAGGATCTGGAGGCCGACATCGATGTGCTTGAGGACAACCTGCCCGCGGTGCGCGTGTGGTTCGCCGTCCAGACGCAGTGGCGCATCGCCATGGACGGCCCGAGCGGGCTGGATTACGCGGTGCTGCCGGCGGTCCTCGGGCTGTTCGGCATCCGCAAGAAACGGCGCGGCGAGGTTTTCGCCGCGTTGCGCATCATGGAAGGCGAGACCCTCGCCGTCTGGCGCGAGCGGCGGGATCGGGAGATCTGAGGCGCCGAGTCATTCGCGCCGCAGCGCGATGGCCAGGGCGACAAACCAGCCGGCCACGGGCAGCAACAGCCAGAGCCAGATCCGCATCATTTGCCAGTGGTCGAGGCCGCGGGCGTACCCGACGATCGGCGGCAGGAAGAGGATGGCCGGGATGAGCAGTAAAGACAGCGAATTCATGACGGGATTGTAGAACGATGGCCACCGAACTGAGTATCCGGATTTCGACGGCTGGTTCCGAAAAGGCCGCGTCCGACCTGGGGCGGATCGCGGCCGCCAGCGAAAGGATCGGCCCCGCGCTGGCGAAGGCGTCCGGCGAGGGCAATGCCGGGCTGAGCCGCATCGACGCGAGCGCCAGGCAGGCAGCCTCTGGCGTCGAGCAACTGAGCGGCAAGGTGGCCATGATGGGTCACCTGGCGGCCGCCGTGACGATCGCGCCGCTATTCGCGAGCCAGGTTCTGGGCGCAGGGCGGGCGCTGTTCGATGCCAGTGCAAGCGCGGAGCGGCTGCGCACCCAGCTTTCGTTCAGCACCGGCGACGCCGGCAAGGAATTTGACTATCTGACCCGGCTGAGCAACCGCCTCGGCCTGGAATTCCAGTCGACGGCGCAAGCCTACGGCGGGTTTGCCGCCGCCGCGCGCGGCACGGCCATGGAAGGCCAGAAAGCGCGCGACGTTTTCGAGGCCGTCGCCAAGGCCAATGCGGTCATGGGGCTGAGCGCCGATCAATCGTCCGGCGCCCTGCTGGCGATACAGCAGATGATGGCCAAGGGCGTCGTCAGCGCCGAGGAGTTCCGGGGCCAGCTGGGCGAGCGCATGCCGATTGCGCTACAGGCCGGCGCGCAGGCGCTGGGTGTGACCACCGCCGAGTTCTCCCGCCTGCTGGAAAGCGGCTCGATCGTTGCCGAGGACTTCCTGCCGAAGTTCGCGCAAGCGATCACCGAGATGCTGGGCGACGCGCCGGAAAAGGCCGCGGACCGCCTCGACGCGGCGACCAGCCGCATGCTGAATTCGTGGGAGCGCCTCAAACAGACGGCCGGCGACTCGGGGGTTTCCCGGGCGCTCGCCAACGACATGAACGCCCTGACGGCCACCGCCGACGCCATGGCCGAAAGCATGGCGCAGTCGGCGAAGAAGGGCGCCGGAGGTTTTGAGCAGATGGCGAACGCGGCCGGGGTGCTGCTCGGCCGCGCCGCGCTGGGCGGAATGGCGTCGGTGGCGGAGACGGTCAACGGGGCGGTCAATCTGCTTACCGGAGGCGTGCTCGGCCTGTCGACCAACCTCAGCATACTCCCGGACAACCTGCTGCCGGTCGGCGAGCAACTGACGTCGGTCGAGGGCAAGCTCAAAACCGCCCAGGCGGAATACGATGCGCTGGCCAGGCGCGTCGAGAAGGCCCCGAACAACATCTATATCCGCAGTGAGCTGGGCGACCTGGCGAAATACATCGCGGCGCTCAGGATGGCCCGCGGCGAGCTCGCCCTGCTGACCGCCACGCCCGTGCCCGAAAACTACGGCAACGAAGGGCGCGGCGCCGTCCAGAGGAAAGAAGCCGACGAGGCCGCGCTGGCGGCGGCAAGGAAGCGGGCGAAAGCCTATGGCGAGACCATCGAAAAATACGCCACGCCAAGCGAGAAGATGGCCAGGGCGCTGCGCGAGGCCAGGGAAAACCTCGGCGAATTCTTCACCAAGGACGTAGAGTCGCGCATCGTCGGAAGTTTCGCCAAGGCCGCGGGCGGGGGCCGGAAAGGCGCGGGCGGCGGCGGGAAAATCGCCGACGCCGGCGCACAAATGATCGAGCGCCTCGACAAGGATCTGGCGCTCAAGAAGCTCGACGCCGAAGGAACGGAAAAGCAGACCGCCGCCGAGAAACAGCGCCAGCAGGTGCTCTACGAAATGGATCACGGCCTGCTCAAGGTCACGGCCAGCCAGCGCGCGCTGATCGAGGGGCGCCTCGACGATCTGGTGGCGGTCGAGAAGCAGACCGCGGCGCAGCGCGAATTCGCCGCCGGGGTCGAGCGGCAGGAGGAGGCGAACCGGCGCGAGCGCCAGGCGCTGCAGGACAAGATCGCCGCGACGCGCGAGGCCGCCGACCTCTACGGCCTGACCGAGACGCAGATCGCCGCGGTGACGGTGGCGCGCCTGGAAGATGCGCGGGCGATGGCCGAAGTCAACGGCGCCTACCCCGAGCAACTGGCCTTCCTCGACGACGAGATCGCCAAGCGGCGCGACCTCTCCGACGCACTCGACGATCTGGAATTGAAGCGGCTGTTGTCCGGCACGAAGAGCGCCGAGGCGAAAAAACGCGAGGCCGATATCGCCCGCCTCGACCGCGGCAAGGCGGAGGGCAAGGTCACCCCGGAGGAGTACGACGAGGCCATCGCCAAGATCGAAGGCGCCAAGGATGCGGTTGGCGAGCTTGACGAATTCGGCAAGAAAGCGGCGCAGAACATGCAGTCGGCCTTCGCCGACTTCCTGTTCGATCCGTTCGCCAAGGGAACCAAAACCATGACGCAGCAGTTCGCCGAAGCGGTGCGGCGGATGATTTCCGAGGCGGCCAGCGCGCAACTGCTCAAGCTGTTGCTGGGCGACTTCGCGAAGACCGGCAACCTGGGCGGTCTGGTCGGCTCGCTGTTCAATGGATCATCGTCGGGCGGCGGCGGCTTTTTGTCCGGCCTCGGCTCGCTGTTTTCCGGCGGCGGAGCGGCGTCCGGCGCGATCGACTGGGGTTCCTATGTGGTGCCGTCGTGGCACGCCGGCGGGATGGTCGAGCCCGGCGGGCAGACGTTCAGCCGGCTGGCGCCCGCTGCGCTGTTCGCCGACGCGGAACGCTTCCATTCCGGCGGTTGGCCGGGGCTGCGCAACGACGAGGTGCCGGCGATCCTGCAGCGCGGCGAGCGGGTGCTGACGCGCGACCAGCAGCGCGCGCGCCAGGGTGGTGAGGGCGGCCGGCCGATCGTCATCCACGTCAATTCGTCTTCCGGCGACCCGGCGGAGATCCGCCGTTCGGCGGCCTCCGGCGCGCGCTCGGCGCTCGGCTTCATGACGGCATCCGGGAGGTATCGCTGATGGCCGATTTCCTCGAAGAGCGTTTTTGCGGCCAGATCCTCCTGGGTGCGTCGTGGCAGGACGACTACGCGGTGACTGTCGTCCAGACATCCGGCGGGCAGGAATACCGCAGCCTGGCGCACCCGTTTCCGCTGCGCAAGTTCGACGTGTCCTACCTGCTCGACCGCGCCGACACGGCGGAGCAGCTGCTCGCCGTCTGGCACCGCGCGCACGGCCAGTACGCCGGATTCCGCGCCCGCTGTTTCGACGACTGGTCGAGCAACGGCGCCACGGGAGCGCCGACCGCCTTCGACCAGCCGATGGCGCCGGTATCGGCCGGGGTCTACCAGCTGCGCAAGTATTACGGCACGGACAAGTCCGCCGGCGCCGCCGGCCATCCCTACCGGACGATCCACAAGCCGGTCGCCGGCACCGTGCTGGTCGGCATCGGCGCCACCGCGATCCGCGCCGCCGACTGGTCGGTTGTGGCGTCCACCGGCCGCGTTACGCTGGCCGCCGGCATAACGCGCCCGATCACCGCCATCACCCAGGCGGCGCAGGCGCAGATCACCGTGGGATCCGGCCACGGCCTGGTCGCCGGCCAGAGCGTGCACGTCTCCGGCGTCGCCGGCATGACCCAGATCAACGGACTGCGCGCGCTGATCGTCGCGGCCGATGGTACGACGATCACCGCCGCCATCAACTCGGCGGGATTCGCCGCCTATGCGTCCGGCGGCTCCGTCAACACCGGACCGCAGAGCGGCGAGAGCGTGACCGCCGGATTTCAATTTGACTTCATGGTGCGCTTCGGATCGGCGCTGGTCGTCGGTCAGGACTACCCGAATCACCGCAGCACCGAGGGCGTCATCCTGCAGGAGCTCATCGCGCCATGAAACCCGCCGTCGCCCCGTATCAGACCGCCGCCTGGTGCGTGCGCATCGTGTGCGGCAACGGGCAGGTGGTCCGCCTGACGGCGCACCCGGTCGATCTGTCGATGGGCGGAAACCTCTACCGGACCGACTCGGGTTATCAGCCGAGCGCCTATTCGGCCGCCGCCGCGTTCAGCCCGCCGGCCATCGACATCGAGGGCATCGTCGCCATCGCCGGCATCTCCCGCGATGCGCTGGCGTCCGGCGTATTCGACGGCGCCCGCGTGTATGTTTTCCGGACCAGCTACCTCAATCCCGTCGAGGACGAGGAGCCGGTCGCCGCCGGCTTTTTCGGCAAGGTCGTCCTCGAGGACGACAAGTACCGGATCGAGGGCATGGGGCTGGTCGACGCGCTCAATCAGTCGGTCGGCCGCGCCATCATGCCCGGCTGCGACCGCGTCTTCGGCGATTCCCGCTGCGGAATTTCGCTGGCGTCGGTCCAGGTGACCGGCGTCCTGACCTCGGTCACCAACGCCGCGACGGTCCGCGATGCGGCGCGCACCGAGGCCGCCGACTGGTTCGGCTCGGGCGTCCTCGAATACACCTCCGGTCCGAACGCCGGCCTGCGCCCGCTGGGGATCCGCTCCTCCGCCGCCGACGGCACGATCGTCACCTTCGACCCGGCCTATCACCAGCCGCAGATCGGCGACGCCTACCGCCTGACGCCCGGCTGCCGCAAGCGGCGCGAGGACTGCCGGGACAAGTGGTCCAACATCGTCAACTTCGGCGGCTTCCCCGATCAGCCGACCAGCAGCACGTATCTGGCGCGGGGGACGAAGTGACCCCGGATAGCGTCGTCGCCGCCGCCCGCGCCGCCATCGGCACGCCTTTTGTCCATCAGGGCCGCGCGCCAGGCGTCGGACTGGATTGCGCCGGGCTGGTCGTGCAGGTCGCCCGCGCGCACGGCGCCGCCTACGCGGACGACGGATCGTATGCGCGCACCCCGGCGCACGGCTTGCTGGAGGCGGCGCTCGGG